ATACAACTGATGATCATTCATATAAACTTAAAAAATTTCCTCCAATTAATTTTATAAGTGTTGATAAATCTGAAGATAGGAGAAAACTTCTTTATGAAAAATTTTCCAAGTATAATCTAACAAATATTAGACCTCATATATTTGAAGTTTATAATGATGAAGATCACAATTATATTGGAGAATCTTTTCGTGAATTGAATGGTATGGGAAGAGGACCTACAACTTCTCACTTAAAAGCAATTAAAGATTGGTATTTTGATACAGAAGAAGAATATGCTTTCTTCTGTGAGGATGATATAAGCTTTGAGACTGTTAAATATTGGAATTTTACTTGGGAAGAGTTTTTTAATTCTCTACCAAAAGATTGGGAATGTGTCCAACTTTGTTGGGTTAGAGAAAATGATATGTTTGTATTTTCTAATAATGGACTTAAATTGAGACATAGATGTTGGTGTGATTGGTCGGCATGTGCATATCTTATTAAAAGGTCACATGCTAAAAAATTAATATCCAATTACTATCGAAATGGATCATTTAATCTTGATTTTGTTGGAAATGATTCTCACGTAAGGCCACAATGGGCTAAAAATCCTGTAGCAGAAACTATAGTTTTTTCCCCTCTGGGAAATCCTAAAGATAGTAATGTTAATGTGAGTCCTATATATGGATTTCCTTTATTTGTTGAAGATGTTTATAATTGTGAATCTTGTTTATTAAAGTTTGATAATTTGAATATATTAAATCGTCAAAGAGTAATTAATGAAATGTCTTACGATACAATAGTTAATTGGTGGGAAACAAAAGGAAAAAATTTAAAGATAGAAGATATTATAGATATTTGACTTTACAAAAAATAAAAAGGATGATAATATCTTATTTTAAAAACAAAGGTATGAAATTTACAGTTTATTCTAAAGATGGGTGTCCATATTGCACTAAAATTCAACAAGTACTAGAATTGACAAATTTACAGCATGTTGTTTATAAACTAAATGTTGATTTTACTCGTGAAGAATTTTATTCTGAGTTTGGAGATGGATCTACTTTTCCCCAGATTGTTTTAAATGATACTCAGCATCTTGGTGGATGCTCAGATACAGTTCAATATTTGAAAGAACAGAATTTGATTTAATTGTGAAAGAAGATCAGGATGATAAAAAAAGAAAACTAAATAAAAATGAACCTCAGATTAATCGAGGTATTGAATTATTATTACGCAATAGGAGGAGAGAATCTACACCAAAAACGTTTCAATTGAAATTTGGTAAGATGATTTCTCTTTTTCGTAGAGAGTTTCATTTTTTTATAGAATTTCATTTCGATATTAGAAAAAAATAAACTCTCTGGAGAAAGCAAATGGAACTATCAATCATTTTGACCTTTACAATTTTATTTTGTGTAATGTTCCTTTTCATCGGTTTAATTGGTGGATGGATTTTTAAACAATATCAAGTAGAAAGAATTTACGGTATTCGCAATATTCATCCAGAATTTCTTGATAACAATGGAAATATAATACCTGATGAAGTATTAGCTGTTCGTTTTGAAGAGGGATTTTTTGATGGTGAAGAATATGATGATGAAGATGATGAAAATGAAGAAGATTAATAAATAACCAAAATAACTATATTAAACTGATTTGTATTAAAAATTATGGCAGCAACTAAAACAAAACCTAAAACATTGATTGAAAATTTACCTACAAATCCTTTTATTTTTGAAATTTTAAATTTAGTTTCAAAACAAAGAACAAATGGTAAAAAAATAGAAATTCTTCAAAAATATGAAGATCCTTCACTTAAAACAATTTTAATTTGGAACTTTGACGAGTCTGTGATTTCTTTACTTCCAGAGGGGGAAGTTCCTTATGCAAGTACAGGGGAGCAGACATCTTATAGTGGAACATTAAGTGGAAAAATTGAAGATGCAGTTTCTAAAATGGAAGAAATGAATTCAAATTCTCTTGGATCTATGGACCAAGGTAAATCTTCAATTAGAAAAGAATATACTATGTTTTATAATTTCGTAAAAGGTGGTAATGATGGATTAAGTTCTCTTCGCAGAGAAACTATGTTTATCAATATTCTTCAGGGTCTTCATCCACTTGAAGCGGAAATTGTTTGTCTTGTAAAAGATAAAAAACTTCAAAATAAATATAAAATTACTAAAGAAATTGTTAGTGAGGCATATCCCGATATTCAATGGGGTGGTCGTTCATGAATGTGCTTTTAAAGGAGAAATCGAAAATGGCAGAAAAAAATCAAACCAATAAAGTTCTGCCTAGTGAATATGGATGTGAAATTCTTCTTGAAAAGACCACTCTTGATAAAACAAAAGATTCTTCATTTCCAAATGACGCATATTTAATTTGGTATAAAGTGGATGAAGAAATTCACATCGATCTTGTAAGAGGATCTAGGGTCCGTATTTTTGATATGTATTATGATAAGTATGGATTGGGATCTGTTCAAAAAATCGATTTTGGATATGGAAGAACAAATCCAAAATTGTGGAGATATCAAAAACCAGAAAAGAAAAAAAAGAAATGAATAAAGGATTTAATAATGATCTTGAAGTTCAATTTGAACTTCCCAAACAAGATTTAAATAAACTTTTAAAACAATATAAAAAAGTAAAAAAATATCAAAAATCATCTCTGTTTGCTATTAAATCAATGGATGGTACTGAAGAGATTGTGAGTTCATTGATTAAGGAAGCGGAGGATAATCCACTATAAATGGGTAAGCATTATCTACTTAACTTGTATGGATGCTCGTTTGTTCTTTTGGATGATGAGCGTTGTCTTATTGACCTTTTAGAAAACGCAGCGGTTGCAAGTGGTGCTACTGTGATTCAGACTATCTCAAAGAAGTTTGAACCACAGGGAGTCACTGTAATTTGTCTGTTGTCGGAAAGTCATATCAGTATTCATACTTGGCCGGAGGAAGGTAAAGCAGCAGTGGATGTCTATACCTGTGGTGATTGTAATCCAAAGATTGGATGTGATATTATTATTCAGCAACTTTATGCTCAAAATCATACGTTAAGTTATATTGAGCGATAACTAAATACACTATACCTGGAGAAGACTATGCTCTCTACTCAATACCGTCTTCGCCTTGAAGCAATCTGTGAGAGAATTGTAAAGGGCGAATCTGTAGAGTTAAATGAAATGATATGGGCGGAAAAGTTAGCAAAAGCAAATCGTTCTGCCTCAACTATTTTGAGACAAGCAAGACGCCGTGCCGCTAATCCAGATATGCAAGAAGGTGGTATGGATGATTTTCTAAATCAACTAGATTTGGGCGATCCAGATCCATCAAATCATAGAACAGGATTTAATGATGTAGATGATATTATTGACTTCTTTAGTCAAGATAAACCAGATGACTGGCGTACTAGAGATTAATTTGGTATAATATTTTACAATTTTATTTGCATAACTATACTAACAGGTCTATAATGACCTTACGTTCATCCCTATGGGACGGAAGTAAGCCGACGCGGAACGGATCGTTCATTCGCTATTCGTAAATAGCGAACGCAAACGCCGACTGAAGGAACGCTCTTTAACTTAAAAAACTAAGGAGAAAACCTAATGTCTAAAGTAGTTTATCGCGGTATCGAGTATGATACTGAAAAGCGTATTCAGTATCAGCAACAAATGATGCAACAACCTCAACAATACAATGAAACCTATCGTGGTGTTAAGTTTGTAAAGGAGGGGCATAAGTGATTAAGAAACTTAATGTATTGCAACTCATAAAAGAGCAAAAGCAAAAAGAAGAGAGGCGCAAAAAAGCATCTCTTGCCACTCTATTGGCAGCAAAATAACATAAGAGGGGGACTTGACTCCCCCTCTTTTTTTATGTATAATTACCTTTGTCGAGGTTGATAAAAATGGATAGAGAAAAGATTAAGCTCATCGTAAGAAACCTTGAGACTTTAGTTGAATGTCTTAAGAAAGAACTTGATTTTGAAGTTAAAGATCCTCAATATGAGGAAGTTAAGAATTTTCTAGCTGATTACGACGAAGTATTTTATGACGAGGAGGATGAATATAATGTTTGATGACTTTGAGTTTATGAAACCAGAAGTAAAACTTGTATCTGTTACACCAGGTGCAGAGAAACATATGGCATACTGTGCTCGTGTTTCTAATCCAGCAAACCAGGAGAATGATAAGTTTGCTGGACTACTTAAGTATTGTATTCAGCATCAGCATTGGAGTATCTTTGAACAAGCTTCAATGACTGTAGAAATTAATACTACTCGTGGTCTAGCAGCACAAATTCTTCGTCATAGGAGTTTTACATATCAGGAATTTTCACAACGATATGCTGATAGTACTCTTCTTGGAAAAACCATTCCTCTTCCAGAACTTCGTCGTCAGGATAATAAGAATCGTCAGAACTCAATTGACGATATTCCTGATTATTTGAAACTAACCCTAACAGAAGATATTCGCGTTCATTTTGAGCACTCTATGCGCCTCTACAATCGCCTTCTAGAGAAAGGAGTAGCAAAGGAGTGTGCAAGGTTTGTACTGCCTCTAGCAACGCCTACACGCCTCTATATGACCGGTTCTGTAAGGTCATGGATCCATTACATTGATCTACGGTCTGCTCACGGCACACAAAAGGAACATATGGAGATTGCTGAACTTGTACGTTGTATCTTCACTTGTCAGTTTCCTGCAGTATCTGAAGCACTTGGTTGGACTCGTGAAGGATGCTCTGAATGCGTTGATCCTCCTTCTATTACTATTGAATAAATACTCCCATATACTATGGAGGAATAAAGTTGGCAACTTATCCAATTTATAATAAAATTACTGGAGAACAAAAAGAGATTGTTCTCAGTGTTCATGAGTGGGATCAATGGAAAAAAGATAATCCGGAATGGGATAGGGATTGGAGTGATCCATCAACTTGTCCAGCATCTGGTGAAATAGGTGAAGTTTATGATAAACTAAAGAAGTCTCATCCCGGATGGAACGATGTCTTGCATCGTGCAAGCAAAATGCCAGGGTCAAAAGTAAAACCAGTTTAATTTTTTTATATGGCAAGAAGAAAAAGAGTAGATGACCAACCAATTGGTGTTGGAATGACTGCAAAACAAATAAAGCGCAAAAAACCAATTAGTGCTGATTTGATGAGAGATGTTGAACCTCTTACTGAGAATCAAAAACTTCTTTTTAAATCATATGATTCAAATCAAAATATTGTTGCTTATGGTGCAGCAGGTACGGGTAAAACTTTCATCACTCTCTATAATGCACTTCAAGAAGTTTTAGATGAAAGGTCTCCTTACGAAAAAATTTATATTGTAAGATCTCTTGTTGCTACTCGTGAGATTGGGTTTCTTCCTGGAGATCATGAAGACAAGTCTTCTCTTTACCAAATTCCATATAAGAATATGGTAAAGTATATGTTTAATATGCCAGATGATCCATCTTTTGAGATGCTCTATGGAAATCTTAAGACTCAAGGTACGATTAGTTTTTGGAGTACTTCTTTTATTCGCGGAACTACTCTAGACAAAGCAATTATTATTGTTGATGAATTTCAGAATCTTAACTTCCATGAATTGGATTCTATTATTACTCGGGTTGGTGAAGATAGTAAAATTATGTTCTGTGGTGATGCCACTCAAAGTGATTTAATTAAAACTAATGAGAAGAATGGTATTATTGATTTTATGAAGATTCTTCGTGTAATGCCATCATTTGATATTATTGAATTTGGTATTGAAGATATTGTTCGTTCTGGACTAGTTAAAGAGTATATCGTAGCAAAAACTGAATTGAATCTATGACATTTATTCATCATAATTACTTGGGTGATATTGAACTAGAATGTAAGACAACAGAAAGCATCCGTCTTTATAATCTACCTAATGGAGGATGGGTGCCTTCTATTACTTCTGTAACTTCTTTTTATAATCGTCAGATTTTTATTGATTGGCGTAAAAGAGTTGGTCTCGAAGAAGCAAACCGAATTACTAAAAAAGCAACAGCAAGAGGAACTGATTTTCACCAAGTGTGTCAAGATTATCTTGAAAATAAAGAGTTAAATTGGGATGATTATCAACTCTTAACAAAACACATGTTTCATCATGCTAAACCATACTTAGATAAGATAAATAATATTCATGCAATCGAAAGAACTCTTTATTCGGAGTACTTGGGACTTGCTGGAAGAGTTGATTGTATCGCAGAATATGAAGGAGAACTTGCAGTTATTGACTTCAAGACTTCAGAGAAAATAAAACCAGAAAAGTGGATTGAAAACTATTTTGTACAAGAAACATTTTATGCTGCGGCATACTATGAACTAACTGGAAAAGTAGTTGAAAAACTCATTACATTGATGGTCACTCCTGGTGGAGAAGTAAAAGTGTTTGACAAAAGGAATAAAGGAGACTATATTAAACTATTAGTTCGTTACATTAAAGAATTTGTACATCACAATACTGGGTCAAATGGAGAATGAGTTAGAAAAAGCACTTGAAAATAAATTCATTTCTTCTGCAAAATTTTCTGAAGAAATTGAAAAAATAGTATCAAGTCAAAAAGTTAATTATATTGATGCAATAGTATTTTATTGCGAACAAAATACTATTGATTTAGAATCTATTCCTAAACTTATATCAAAACCTTTGAAAGAAAAGATTAAATATGAGGCAATGGAACTTAATTTTCTTAAAAAAACTTCCCGTGCAAAATTGATCTTTTAATATGTGGTATGTTTATGCATATTTAAGAAAAAATAAAACTCCTTACTATATTGGAAAGGGTAGTGGTAAAAGATGTTATGTAAAACATCGTAGAGGTAATGGTGGATTTTCGGCTCCCGAAAAAGAAAGAATACTTATTTTAAAAGAATTTAATAATGAAGATGAATGTTTTCAATTTGAAAAATATATGATTTTTCTTTATGGGAGAAAAATTGATGGGGGAATCCTTATTAATGAATGTTTAGGTGGGTTAGGTAAAAAAACTATTTTTACTGAAGATGAAAGAATTCAAAAAAGAAAACAAAGCAGGCAAAAATGGTTAGAAAAAAATAAAGAATATCATAAAAATTATTGGGAAAAAAATAAAGAAAAGTTAAATAATAAACAAAATGAAAGATACTATGGAAATTTAGAAAGTAGAAAACAATACTGGCAAGATAATAAAGAGCAATTAAACAAGAAACAAAGAGAAAAATATAATGAAGGAGAAAGTGAAAAAAGAAAAGAATATAAAAAAAATTATGGTGAGGAATATAGAAAGAAAAATAGAGAAAAGCATAGGCAATATATGAAACAATATTACAATATGAAAAAACTTGAAAATAGTAATGAGGATGAATAAAGTGGTTCCTTTTGATGTCTATAAATGTTATTTGTCATTAAAAAGGCATTTTGTTGATAATAACTATGATTATTTTAAATATTGTGGAAAAAGTCGTGCCACTATTCAATCTTTCTACAAACGTAAGGACAGATTCTGGTTTGAAAAATTAGCAAGGCAAAAATCAGAGCAAGAAGTAGTAGAATTTTTTGTTGCTAATTTTGCATCTTGTCCCGATCCAGAAACTCTTTGGATAGGTGAAATGATTAAAGAAGGTGAAGAAAGATATCAAACCTGGCAAAGGAAGGTTCAATCTCTTTCTTATATCTTTAAAGAAGAAAGTCAGTCTTTATTTGATGAAAACAAATTTGATGATGTTTTCAATTGCACAAAGGGACATCCTCCACTCCTTAAAAAATTTTTGAGTGGTAAAGTATCATTGGAGACAATGGTTCTTTATGATAAAATTTTTGATTATTCAAAGAATTTTAATAAGAAACTTCAAGATCCAGTCTGGGAAACTGTAAGTCGTAGAATTAAAAAATATAATCCTTTTCTAAATATTGACGTGTTTAAATTTCGAAAAATTTTAAAGAACGTTATTTTGGAGGATAAATGAGTTTTTTTAAATCAGAAGTTGTTCGTTCAGAAATGACCGAAATTGCAGAACTTCAGGAACATATTTACGGAAACATTTTTAAGTTTCCTGCAATGACTAAAGAAGAAAAACTTGAGCACGTTGAAGTTCTTGAAAAACTTTTAGAGAAACAAAAAGTTCTTTATACTCGATTGAGTTTATCTGATGACCCTGAAGCAATTGAAATGAAACATCGTGTAATGGAATCTGCAGTTATGATGGGAATGCCAAAAGGGACTGATATGAACATCATCTTGAATAATATGTCCAAAATGCTTGAAGTGATGAAAGAGCAGATTGACAAAACGGGTTCTGACTGCTAGAATATATTGGGCTAGACAATCCCTTAAGCAAAGTCACAAAAGCCAAATACAATTTATAAAGGTAATCTAAATGTCTTTTGAATCTCTTAAAAAACAATCTTCCCTTGGTTCTCTTACACAAAAACTTGTGAAAGAGGTTGAAAAAATGAGTGCTACCACTTCTGGTGGTACTGATGATCGTCTATGGAAACCAGAGATGGGAAAGGATGGAGTAGGATCTGCAGTGATCCGTTTTCTTCCTGCACCTGATGGGGAAGAACTCCCTTGGGCAAAAATGTATTCTCATGCTTTCCAAGGACCTGGTGGATGGTATATTGAAAATTCTTTGACTACTATTGGTCAAAAAGATCCTCTTGGTGAATATAACCGCGAACTTTGGAATACTGGCTCTGAAACGAATAAAGAAATTGTTCGAAAGCAAAAACGTAAGCTTAACTATTACAGCAATATTTACGTTGTAAAGGATCCTGCAAATCCTCAAAATGAAGGAAAAGTTTTTCTTTTTAAGTATGGTAAGAAAATCTTTGATAAAATTATGGAAGCAATGCAACCAGAATTTGAAGACGAAGAACCTATCAATCCTTTTGATTTCTGGGCAGGTGCTAATTTTAAACTCAAAATCGTAAAGAAAGATGGGTATTGGAATTACGACAAATCAGAATTTGATCGTGTAGCACCTCTACTGGATGACGATGATGCTCTTGAGACCATTTGGAAGAAAGAGTTTTCTCTGACTGCAATTACTGCTCCAGATCAATTCAAGTCTTATGAAGATCTTGAGCGTCGTATGAATACGGTTCTTGGTGTTAAGAATTCATCTCCTACTCGTTCTCGTGCAGTAGTTGAACAGGAAGACGACCTTGAAGAGTTTGTTCAAACTCCAACGCCTCAAGATCGTGTCGTAGAAGAATTGGAACAGTCTTATGCTCGTTCAAAGACTCCTTCTCTTCCTAAAATTTCTTCCGATGATGATGACGAAGATGATGCTCTTTCATATTTCCAGAAACTGGTTGATAGTTGATTACAGATAAATCTTAATATTATCTGCAGTCTTTAAGGTTTCGGTTTTAAATTGACCGGAACCTTTTTCGTATTTCATAATATCATCCATATCATCAATAATAATATTTAAATATTTTGGTTTAAGTAAAAATATATTTCTTTTATTCTCTTCAATTTTTTCTTCATATTCGTAATTTGTGATTGGAACTACTGGATATATTGTAGAATATCCTGAAACAAATTCATCGTAATATGTAAGTGAATAATTTTCATCTACTTGTAATCCTTCTTGCACTAAAATTGTTCCAGAAGTATTAGTTGCTTTGACTGTTTCATAGTGATGTATTCCATTATATATTCTATTATAAGTATCTGTTTCAGAATCTCCAACAACTTTATATTTTTCAAATAAGTAGTTGTCAAATGAAGTTTGAGTTAAGGGCCATTCTGTTTGTATATTAAGAATATTGTTAGAAATTAAAACAATCCAATCTAAATTCGCATCTCCATAATATTCAAAGGCAACATTGTCAGGTCTATCGTCACCAATTATTTTATATTTTTCAAAGAACACTAAATTCTTAAAAATATCTGGTCTAATTTTTCCTCTTTTAAAAAAGTTTTTAACTTGGATATAGTCTCCTATTTTTGAGTTAGGAAGTCTATTTACATATTCAAAATCTGGAACTTTTCTAAAATACTGATTTGCCATTTTAGTAACCTATATTAGTATCTATTGATTTTCCATCAAGGTTTCCATAGTCATCATTAAAGATTGGTTCAAGTTCTTGGAACTGCATACTAATTTCATAAGAAGTCATCATACCATCAGCAAAGGTCATATAATTTCCTTCTGGAGTATAATTGACAGTAAAAGATTGTAAAGCACACTCTTTAATTAGATTTAAATATGAGCTATCTTCTTTTTTATGTAGATACCTAATCTTAAATGTATGAGGTGCTTTTAAGAATAATTGAGATTGTGTTCTTTGTACCGCCATACCTTGTTTAAAAAATCTTATAATCTGGCGGATTTGATCTCTGTCTTTAGTGCCTCTTGCTGATAACTTAAAAGTAAAGTTAAAAGGTCTTAGTGTTGGACCTGAGAACAGTAACTCCATATTTGGGTTAAATACAGCACCTTTGGTTCTTGATAAAATATTAGATTTTCCAACTGCTTGAGATGTAAAAATTGCCGCTACTCCAGTTCTAAGATCTGAAGAACTTTTTTGTACATTTCCTAATTGTGTTCCGGCAGTATCTGCTGCTGCACTAGCACCCTCAGTAATAAATGAATTTGCAAATTCTGCTAAACTTTTTTCTAAAGGAGTCATTTCATCACCTCCCCAAGTCACTGCATTAGTATCCGAAATACCACCTGGTATTGGTAAGAAAACTTTTCCAATTATCCTCGAAGTATAATTACTTCTTTCACCTAAACTTCCTAAACCTTGATTTGCAGACGTATTTATATTTCTTGGTTCATATCTTAACATATTAAATTGTATTACATCTTGATAATCAATTTGAAGATCTGCTGGATATCTTAAGTCTTGTGGAAAATTAAATCTTGAAAGTGTTTTTGATTTTTCTAATTCTTCTCCCAAAGCACGTTGAGATTCTTCTGCATTTACTGTGTCTGATGCCTGGTTTTTAGAACTTGCTGCTAACTGTTTTTGGTCTTCATTTGATAATGGTTGGGATGCTTTTTGTGCAGAACTTGAAATTGCGTTTTGAGTATCTGTTTTTAAAGCACCTTCTTTTAGAGATTTTTGTGCATCAGCGCCAAAAATAGGTTTTCCATCTATCCCATTTTTGAAAGTCCAACTAGCACCTCCATTAGAAGTTTCTGCTGCCTGAACAAAATTTTTTATTCCCGGAATAGTTGAATTGTTATAAGCAATATATGATTTTTGTGTCCCCGCAATTAATTTTCCGTTATTATCTACTTGATATTCAGTTTGAACATAATATTCTAATGGGGTTCCTTGAGATCCGACTTTTGTGATAGATGGTTTGCTTTCTATCAATACTCTTCTTGCCATTAAAATTTATCTCCATTTTGAATGGGAATAATTATCTCAATTTTTTGTAGAGTATGAGACATTTATATTGATAGGAGTTTTTTATTTATTTAGTAAGGAATTTTGCATAAGGAATTGAAAGCATTTCATCAAGCTCTTCGTATCTAACAATGTGAAGTTTTCCTGCAACTTCTTGCCAGGTGTATTGTCTATATTTTCTCCAATGAAAATTAATTCCCCTAAATCCCCAGGGTTCTATTGAGGTGCAGGCAATTAATGGGTGTTGATCATATCTAAGATTTGGTGTTTTCGCATTGTAGATAAATGTATAAAATTTTCCTACTTCTGGATATAATGCTTCTTCTTTCAATACATCTATAATAATTATCATCAAGTCTTCAGGATCATTTGATCCTTCTTTCTCAATTCTTTTTTTAATCTCTCTCATCCTTGGAGGTATATTGAGATATTGCCCAAAACCTTCTGCCATTTAGAATAAATCTTCTTCTGTGATTATTTTAAATTCTACCATTCTATCCGCACACCATTCTTTTGCTGCACTCCATTTTGCTTGATTTATCGCATAGGTTTTACATTCGTGCAGATATGATTTTGTTACTCTTGATCTTTGTTTGGGTGGAAGAGTTTGTTTTTTCGGCTTTACTTCAACCACATATGTCTTTATATTTCCAGAGTCTTCTTTTACTTTAATTAAGTAATCTGGAAAATATCTATGCACACGATTATCTACAGGAGATATGTAATTTACGCAAAATTCTTCTGATGCCCAAGATATAATACTTGGGTTGTTATCGCACCAATAACAAAACTTCCTTTCCCAATTACTTCTGCAGATTATATTTGAGGGATCACCTTTATATTTTTCAGGATATGATGGTTTGTATTTGCTTTTAATACTTTCTGCCATTATCCTTACTACATAATATATACGATTAAAAATATTTATAAATGGCAATTTCTACGCCAAAACCAAGAAACGTATCTGAAATAAAAAGTGCTATATTGCAACCTGCAACTACTTCGCACTATGATCTTTTCCTTTCAGTTCCTACTCCTCTCTCATCTATAATGAGTAAAAATGGAGTGAATTTTGGCGTCATTCAGGATAAACTTCAACTTGCTTGTAGTGAAGCTACTTTACCTGGATCTTCTTTAGCAACTCTTGAAATTAATAATGATTATACAGGAGTTACTGAAAGACACGCATATCGTAGAATATATGATGATAGAATAGATTTGACTTTTTATGTTGATACTTCTTATACTGCGATTAGATTTTTTGAAACTTGGATTAAATTTATTATGAATGAGAGTATTTCTGGTGGTCCCAATAATGCTCCAGTAGGTCTTAAATCTCCAAATTTCTATTACACTACTAGATACCCGGAAGAATATCAATCACAGTTTAGTATTGTTAAATTTGAAAAAGATTATAAAACAAAACTTACATATACTTTTTTAAAGGCATATCCAATTAGTATATCTTCTATGCCTATTTCTTATGATTCTTCTTCTCTACTTAAATGTACTGTTTCTTTTGCATACACTAGATATTTTGTTGAAGAACTTAATGGATCTCCTCCTCCAACCGATGACCAAAATCCCCAGTCTTCTCTAAATAACCCTCTAGAACAAGCAGGATTTAATGTTGCCGCTTATCAGGGACTTGTTAATCCAGAATTTGGAGTAGATACAACTGGTGGATTGAGCATTCAAAATGCTTTATCTTCTGGAAATTCTCTTCAAGTTTTTGAGGGTGAAGAAATTATTGGTGCAGTAAATTCTAATTCTCGTTTTGTTGAATCTGGACTTCCATATGTTGGTAGGAACATTGGTCCATTAGCACGATAAATAATCACACCTGAAAAAATTATAGGACATTATGCCTTTACCAAAGATTTCTGCACCAACTTATGAACTTGAGTTGCCATCAACTGGAGAAGAAATTAAATATAGACCTTTTTTAGTTAAGGAAGAAAAATTACTTGTTATTGCTTTAGAGAGTGAAGATATTAAGCAAATTACAACAGCAATTAAAACTGTTATAAAGAATTGTATCTTAACCAAGAATATTAAAGTAGAATCATTACCAACTTTTGATATTGAATATTTGTTCCTAAATGTTCGTGGTAAATCTGTTGGAGAAGAACTTGAAGTTAATATTATTTGTCCAGATGATAATGAAACTCAAGTTCCTGTAAAGATAAATCTTGATGATATCAAAGTTCAAAAAAATGAAAATCATACAAATAGAATTAAACTTGATGATTCTATTATGATGGAAATGAAGTATCCTTCTCTAGATCAATTTATTAAAAATAATTTTGATTTTAGTGAAAAAAATGCAATGGATCAATCGTTTGAACTAATTGCATCTTGTATTGGTGCAATTTTTACTGAAGAAGAAGTTTGGACAACATCTGATGTGACTAAAAAGGAAATGAATGACTTTTTAGAATCAATGAATTCTTCTCAATTTAAAGATATTGAAAAGTTTTTTGAAACAATGCCGAAACTTTCTCATACAATTAAAGTTGTAAATCCAAAAACTAATGTTGAAAGTGAAGTTGTTCTAGAAGGGTTAGCATCTTTTTTCGGGTGAGTATGGTCCATATGGATCTTGAAAATTACTTCAAACTTAATTTTTCGTTGATGCAATATCATAAATATTCATTATGGGAAATTGAGAATATGATTCCCTGGGAAAGGGATATCTATGTTGGATTATTGCAACAACATCTTGAAGAAGAAGAGTTAAAACAAAAACAGCAGATGAGCAATGCCCAATTCTAAAGCAATAAATGCTTCTAAATTTTTTGGTAAGGATAGGTATGAACATTACCTAAATGAACTCCTTACAGAAAACACTATTGGTGGGCAAAAATTATCCAAACAAGAATTAAAAGAAGGTTTTTCTAAAAGAAAAAATAAAATAAGTTTTGAACAATTTATTGATAAAATTGTAAGTACAAAAACTGCAAAATCGTCAGTTGCTTTTTCTGGAAAAAGTCCTCCTCCTTCACCTTCTGCAAGTGGTGGAAATGGACTTAGAAAAGGTTCTCTTATACGATCTTCCTCTAATCAGATTCAAAAATACATAGGAATTTCGCAAAAAACTGGAGAAGGTGTAGAAGAAAATATATCTGCAATTGTAAAGTCTGTAATTTCAATTGCAGATATTGTTGTAAAACAAAAGAAAATATCAGATGATGCTTCTGCTTATGAAAAAAGAAAATCAGAACAAGAGAAAAGAGGACTTGCTGAAAGTAAGTTAGAAAAAAGATTTGAAGGTTTAAAAAAAGCAGCAGAAAAAATAATTGCTCCAGTAAAATCTTTACTAGATAAAATTCTTCAATTTTTTACTACGGTAATACTTGGAAGAATTGTTTATAAACTTGTAGAATGGTTGGGCGACCCCAATAATGCAAATAAAGTAAAATCAATAATTAGATTTTTGGGTGATTGGGGTCCAGCAATTCTTGGTGGATTTATTTTATTCGGAACAAAGTTTGGAAAAAGTATTAGGGTACTAACAAATATTGCATTATCAGGAATTGCAAAACTTGCAAAATCAATTCCTGCTCTCTTAAGATTTGCAAAAAGTAATCCAAAAACTGCTCTTGCAGTCGCTGCAGGTGGATATGCTGCAACTCAACTTGCACAAAGAGCATTTAGTGGTGAGGATCAGAAAGTTGAAGGACGTGCTGGTGGAGGAATTATAAGTGCGCCAAAGTTTTCTGGTGGAGGGTTTAATTTTTCTGGGTTATTGGGAGGTGCTAGAAATTTCTTTAATGGAATGGTAAGTGGTGAAAAGGGAGTAGATAAAATTCCTGCTTGGTTAAGCGACGGTGAGTTTGTAATGTCTCGTGGTGCTGTTCAGAAGTATGGTGTTGATACTCTGGAAGCAATGAATGCTGCTGGTGGTGGAACAAATAAACCTACCTTTAAAAGTGAATCTGTTTATGCTGCTGGAGGAGGATTGGTTGGTGATATACCTCTTTATTCTACTTATGGCGCAAATCCTAATGATGATACTCTCAGAAGTGCTGCGAGAGCTTTTAGACAATATGGAACAGAAGAGGACCTATTTAAGGCATTTAAAAAATTAAATGGAGTTCCTGATTTTGAAAAAATGGTTGGTGGTGAAAATAATTTTTCTAGAATATTTGAAGGGCATCACGGCGCTGATGATGCTCTTGATGCTATTCGTCAATCTGTAGCAGATAAAATAAAAGCAGTTAATAATCCACAACCAGGATCAGTAACAAAATCAATATCAGCGTTACAGAATGCCGAAAATATATTATCAGAGCAAATCAAAAGTAATAGATCTTCTTTAAGAGAAACTGGATATAGAATGGGCACAAGACCAACTCCACAATCAAGATTTAGACCTGGAGATTTTAGAAGATTTTCTTCATTACAAAATAGATTTAATTACAATCCATTTAGAGGTCAATCAAGTCCTCTTTCACCTGATTATTTCTTAAGAGGACAATCAAGTCCTCTTCGTATGACGCCACCAACACCCACAAGTAGTGCTATTGTTCCTTATACTGGTGGTGCTCTTGCTAGAACTAAAGTTCCTGGGGGATTGGGTAATCTTAAATCTTTTGGTATTGAACTTTTGTTAAATTATTTAATGCAAAGTGGATTGGATTATGTGGAAGCAAAGAGACTTGCTTCTAGCATTGAAAAGGCAAGAAAAGAAACTCCAGAAAAACTTACAAACAGAATAGAAAAATTAAGAGAACTTGTAGACAAAGAGGAAAGATACCAAAAAAGTTTTGGTGGAATATTAGATAAAGTTATTAAGATGGGGGGAGAGACTGGTTCAGAGAGATTATCAAGACAGGCAAGAACAATGTTGGGCGGATTGGGCGCTAATGCATATCAAGGTGGTGCAATCAAAGGTGGTTATGGATTGAAACAGCAGTCCTTTAAGGATATGCCTAAAACTCAAATAATGACTGATGATAAGGGAAGACCCTTTGTTGGTTATAAAGCAATGAGAGGTGGTAAAGTTGTTTATGTTAGAGGACCTCAAGCAGGAACATCTAACCCACTTGAAGCACTTGGAAGAATGATAAATCCTGGTGCGTATAAAAATATTGATGCTATTAATGCAAGAAAGAAATACGAGGAAGCATCTAAAGGAAATATTTCTTCACTGAAAGCAAGAGGTGCAACACAAGCAAATATTGCAAAAAAACAAGCAGAATTGAATAAAAGAAAACCAGTATCTCCACCAATAAAACAAAAACCAAAAGTAGTAGTTGCTGGTGGTGGAATGGGAGGTAGAAGAGGTAGTGGAAGTAATCCATCCACCTCAAAAGTGCCTAATTTTAACGCTTCTACAAAAGGAATGCGTTCAAAACAAGAAACTCTTGGATTGATGAGGTAAGATAAATGGCGATTAATCCTCAAAAGTTTTTACCTTCTTCAAAAGGAGGAGCACTAACAAAAATTAATAAGAGTATTGTTCAAACATCTTCAATTGGATTTTCCGATAAAACAATTAATAATTTTAGTATTGTTCGAGTTAAAGTTATTCAAATAGAAGATATTCTAAAAGGATCATTAGCATTAGAAAAGAAAAAATTAACTGAAGAAAAAAAGAAAGATAGTTCTAAAAGACGTGAAAAAATAGAAGAAAAATTAGAAACAAAACCAAAAGTAGAATCAGGTAGAATCAAAATGCCCAGTCTGCCTAGAATGGGATTCTTGGATTGGGTAAAGAACTTTATTGGTAATGTTATTCTTGGATATTTCGCGGTTAGATTGGTAGATCATCTACCTAAAATAATTCCTATTGTTAAATTTTTAGGAAAAGCAACTGATTTGATTCTTGGTCTTGGCGGAAAACTTTTAGACGGTCTTGCTACTTTTGTTGATTGGGGATATAAAGCTGTTGATTTTAGTCGTGGTTTAGTAGGAAAAACTTTTGGTGAAGATGCATTAAAGAACTTTGATAAACTTACAAGTGAGTTCCAAAAGTTTATGAATCTTGCCATCATTGTTGGAATGGCAAGTGCTGATTTTGGAATGGATCGCCTAAAGGGTAGAGGTGCAGAAAAGGCAGCAAAAAAAGGAGCAGGAACACTTGCTAGAAGAGGTGTTGGTAGAGCAGCAACAAGAGCTGCTGCCCGTTTAGGCGGAAAGGGTGCTGCAAAATTAACTGCAAAAGTTGGTTCTAAAGCACTTAAAGCAGTTCCATTTTTAGGGGCTGGACTTGCTATTGTTGAAGGTATAATGAGAATTCGTGATGGTGATTATGTAGGTGGATTGCTTTCTTTTGGAACTGCTATTCCTGTTGCAGGATGGGCATTTTTAGCACTTGATATTGCTCGTGAGTTTATGGGTGGGAAAGAGTTTGATAAATCAGTTGGAAGAGCATTTAGTGGAAATTCTGGATTAACTGATAATCAAGTTCAAAAGAGAACACCTCGTTTTTCTGGACCTTCAATCGTCACCGGACTTGCTAATGGAGGATTAACCCGAAGTGGAAAAAGACGAGGAAGGGTAAGAAGAAAATTAACAAGTTCTAAAAAAGGAAAATATAAAAGAGCATTGGCACCTAAAAAACCAGGAAGGGTTGATGTAAATTCTCCTGGTTCTGCTATTGGAGGAGAGGAAAAAATATTAGGAATATTCCCAAAACCAAAACTTCCTGATGTTATGAATCCATTTAAAGTGATTGAAAATTTTGCAAAAAATACCACTGGTAGTGATTATTTTGGTCCAATTTTTGGAATTGCTTCCAAGTACTTGTTAGGACAAAAACCAACGCAGCAGGACTATAAAAATGTCGGTTTGGGTATTAATATGTTGGTTTCCAAGGGTATAGATGATGGTAAGTTGAAGGGAGGTCTTGTTGCTGCATTTGCTGAAGGTGGATTTGTTGATCCAAAAACATTAGAGGCTATTTCTCAAGGTGGTGATATTAGTGATTGGGTTGCAAAGGCTTTTAAAGATGCAACAGAAACAAATGCCCAAAAAACTTTGAGAGAACTACAGAAAAATTTGAATCTTAAGAAACCTGGAGATGAAAAAACACCACCAAGTCCTGATGATATGGGAGAAGGTGGTGGTGTTCAGGTTTCTAGTGATAGTGAAGATTTTTGGTTGCTTGCAACTGCTGCTTTATTTGAAAACTCTGATCCTCAAGGTGCTGCAGATGCAGCACAAGCAATTTATAATAGAGTTGCTATGCCGGGTGATCCTTGGAATGTTGATAATAGTATCAGAAAAGCTATTTTAAATCCTGGACAATTTCAACCAGTTTCTGATTATGGCGGTGCTTCTGTTTGGGGTAGAATTAAAACAAAGGAAGATGCCTTGAGATTCATAAAAAATTATGGAAAGTCTCAAGCACAGTTAGAAACAGTTGCTGCAGCACTATTGGATAAAAATAAACAACAAAGTGCAAGACAATTTGTTGGACCAAGAGATAGTTTTAGATCTTATGATTTTGAAAATAAAAAAAATCATCTTGCAGATGAAACTGAAGTTAGAAGACTGGGACACGCATTTGGTTTTGAACCAAGAGGTTCAACAATTGGAATGTTTAAATCTGGGCAATTAAGTGCTGCTATGGTTAATGCAAATATAACTGGAAATGTAAATCTAAAACCAGGTGATGGAAAATTCATTCAAGGTAATTCTGGTGCATCTGAAGGAAATCATTTTCACATCGGTACAAATAAACCTGGAGATGGTTCTGGCGTAGCAGCTGCTGGATTTAATGTAATTAAAAACTTCTTAGGTAAAAAATCAATTTTTGTAGGAAGATCTAAAGAATTTATACCCGCAAGTGCTACAGATGAACAAATAAGAGGATATATTGCTAGAGGACAAAGAGCACATAGAAAAACGGAATTAGATCTTCAAATTGGAGGAGTAGTTGGACCCGGAACTAAAGTTGCATTTCCTTTAGCACTTAAAAATATGAAGTATAGTGATACTGATGGTTATGGAGTATCTGCTGATATTGTTGGAACAAATGCATTTGTTGGGCACGGAAGGTATAAACCTGACGGGACACTTGCTCCTCAACAAGGAGGGACACGATTTAGTATGGGTGCTCCAGATTTTTATGCATTCAGAGGAAAATCTTTTGGTATTGTTCCTAAAGGTGGATTGAGATTAACTCTTCACGATGGGGAAATGTTTAAGGTTATTGATAAAGATTCTGTAAATCTACTTGGATATGATCTCACAAAAGAAATTATTGATATTGAAAATCAATCTCAACTTATAGCAAAAGCACCATCAATTATAGAAAAATTAAAAGTAATTTCTGGATACGCTGATTATGAACAACCCTATTCAAAACCAGAAGTTGTTTATGTTCCTACTGTAATTCTTGGAGAAGTTTATGAATCTTCTGGTTCGCCTGGAAGTTTAGTATCAATGGTTGATGTGGAAGAGTCTGATCCATTTGATTCTCTTTATGTTGGTGGTTAAATATAATTAAGAGGTAATAACAAATGGTAAATTTAATAGCAACTAAATCTGCTGAATCTTCTTATATACAAAGACTAGATGTAGTTTCTAATAAGGATCAAAGTAAAACTGCTAGTATCGTGAATGGTGCTGTTCGTTTAATGTATTATGAAAGCATCCTTCAAGATAGTATTAAAGCAACTTATACTTTTGCTGATACTGGAAATTCAGTTGATGATAAAACAGTAGTTGATGGTTTGCCTATTGTTGGCCAAGAAAAAGTATATTTAAAATTTACTGATAATAATGAAAAAACTTTAGATTTGGTTCTTTATGTGAATAAGGTTTCTCCACTTTCTGAAGACACTACAAAATCTATGATTCAGTTGGAATTAGTTTCTAAAGAATTTATTATGAATGAAAAAGTTAGATTGAATGAAAGATTTGATGGAAAAATTTCCGAACATATTAAAAGGATTTTGACTGATAAAAAATATCTTGCAACAGATAAGAAATTAGATATAGAGGAGACATTTAATAATTATAATTTTATCGGAAACAACAGAAAACCTTATTATGCTATGAATTGGTTATCTAAAAAATCTGTGCCTAATTTTTCTGAAGCAAGTGGAAACACTGCTGGATATTTTTTCTTTGAAACAACAGAAGGATTTAAATTTAAGTCTATAGATTCTTTATTAAGTCAAGAAAAGAAAAAGTCTATTATATTCAATCAAACTCCAGACTCTAGAGGAGATAATATTCCCTCTGGGTATGATGTTAAAGCACTTGATTATTATAAAGATAATCGGGTCGATGTTCAAGAAAAATTAAAAATGGGTGCATTTTCTACTCGAACTGTCTTATTTGACCCATTTAATTGTTATTATGAAGTTATTACTCCTAATGCAAAAGAAAAAGAACAATCTTTAAAGTTGGGTGGAAAAGAACTTCCTACTTTGAATCCAGAGTTTAATAGGGAAGGTAGTAATAAAGAATTTTCTAGAACTACTTACTACTTATTAGATAAAGGTACATTGCCTTCGGGTAATACTAAGCAACAACTTAGTAAATCTAAAGAAGAAAATTTTGAGTATAAAAACATATTAAATCAATCAATAATGAGATATAATCAACTTTTTTCTTTAAAGAGTACTATCACTATTCCTGGTGATTTTTCACTACACGCTGGTGATGTTGTTTTTGTTGATGCTAAAGAATTATCAATTTATGATGAAGAAGTAAATAAGGAATATGGTGGGCTATATATTATAGCAGATTTATGTCACTACATTTCCCCGAAAGAAACTTATACTAAGTTAAATTTAGTCAGAGATTCTTTTGGTAGAGTTGGCAATCACACATCTGGTAAAATACCATTATGAACAATAAAAGCCTCCAACAACACATTAATGATGATATAGATGAATTAAACAATTCTAATGTTAGTAGTCAACGTCGTCGTCATTTGAGCGATGAACTTACTGCACTCGAACAATATCAAGTAAATCATCCAGACGAAGATCACGATCCAACATCACTTGAATTATATTGCGACTCTCATCCAAATGCTCTTGAATGTAGAATATATGAGGATTGATCTGTAATGGAAGGTGGGTCTTTATTTAATCCTGGATTTTTAGGATCACATTTCTATTGGTGGATAGGTCAGATTGCTGATGATTCCACTTGGAGGGATAATATTGTTCCAGGAAAATTTGAAAATAAAGATCAGGTTCCTGGGTGGGGGAGAAGATATAAAGTCCGAATAATTGGATTGCACGATAGAGAAGAAACTACAATTCCTTCTGATCAACTTCCTTGGGCGCAGGTAATGTATCCAATTACTGCGGGTGGAGGTCAAGCAGCAGCGTCTGCTACATCCAACCTTCGCCAAGGTAATTTTGTTTTTGGGTTCTTTCTTGATGGGCAAGATCAACAAGTTCCTGTAATAATGGGAGTTCTTGGTAATAATGCCCAGACAGTATTAGGTACTAAGATTGGAGATGATAAAAGTAATTTTTCAGCGACAAGTGGATTTGCAACTCCAGCAAATGGGGATAAGGATTTAAATATAAAAGTTCCTGCAGAATCTTTAGTTACAAATAAACCAAAGTCTAAAGAACAATCTGAAGAATGTTCTCCTCCTCCAAATGGAGTTTCTGTAAATCAATTTGGATTAAGATCAGATCTTCCTTTATCTAAAGCGCAGTTTCAAGATCAACAAATAGCAATAATAGAGGCAGAAGCAAGAATAAATTCTGGATTATTGAGACCAGAAGATCGAGCATCATTTATACAATCTGAAGTAGCAAAGGGAATTAAGAATAGATGCAAAGAATCTAATTCTTCAACTTCTCCTTCTCAACCTGGTGCAACTAGAGAGCAACCAGATAACCCACACGAATTAAGTGCCGCAGATGTAATTCGTAATGAAAAAATGTTGAGAAAGGTTCCTCTTTCCAGTCCTTGTAAAAAACAAAAAACTGATCTTAAAAATATACAAATAGTAATTGAAAATCTTACAAAAGACATTAATAAAGTTCAGCAAGCAGCAAATAGTTATATTGATGCAGTTTCTACAAATTTAAATGAATCTAAATTGCAATCATTGGTAGATTCTGCCGCAGCAAAAGTTGCCTCTTATATGAAAAGTATCTTTGAGCAAGTAAAGGGATATGTGATTAAAGAAATGAATGCTAAAATTTCTAAAATAGTTGATAAAATATTTCCAAATCAAAGAAATAAAGTTTTGCGTTTGAAAGATAAAAGTACAAGTAAAATTGTTTGTCTCTTTAATAAAATAGTTGGAAAATTAGTTGGATTAATTGGATCATTCTTGGGTAAATTATTCAAAGATGATTCTGGGAATTTTAAAAAAGTTGCACCAGAAGAAGGAACTACTCCAATCGTTCCAATTTGTTCAGTTGAACAACTCACTGGAAATGTATTAGGAAATGTAATTCAGGAAATTACTGAAGGTGTAGATGCTGCTGTATCTCCTATCGGAAATTTAGTTTCACAATCTCTGGGTTCTTATGTTGAATTTGGTGGAAGTACTTCTGGTGATTCTAATACTTTTCCTTTAGAATCTTTATCATATGTTTCTTCCGGATTTGTTTCTGGGAAAATTGATTCACTTGCAGGACAATCTTCTAGTTTTATTTTTGGTCAGATTGATTCTGCAACTGGAGCAGTAAGTCAGCCTTTAACTAATGTAGCAACAATATTAAATCAATCTACATCTTTACTTGATGGAATAACTGGAAATATGACGAGTGCTTTAGGATTTGTAAATTCTATACTTCAATTTTTTAGTTGTGATGAAGAAGAATCTTGCCCAATCAATGATTATCACACTTTCCAGAATGGTGGAGGTGCATCTAAATCTGTAGATCAACCAATTCTAGATAATGTGTCTAAAAATATAAATCAAAATTCAGAAGTTCCAAAGAAAGAAAATCCTTTTGCTCAACCTTCTAAACAAACTGTTTCTGGATTTACTGTTGGTGAAAATTCAAACATTGGATAGTTATACTAAATACTTCTAATAAAAGAACGAAAATAACAAGATCAATATTATATGGCAAGACAAAGCAGTTTATTAGGACCAACACCAAAATCTGCCATAACTGTTGGATATATTGATCCTACTTTAGGATATATTGATAACGTTTCTATTAATGATGCAAACAAGTATGCTCAAGTAAATCCAGGAACTGTTTTTATTTTCTTTGATGGTAATAATAATTTAAGATTTTTAACAATCACTGAAGTAAATTCTTTAACTTATTCTGATCTAATTTCTACTGATAAGTGTAATGATAAACCACAAAAATGTGGTCCTCCTATTATTAATTTTTTCGGAGGTGGTGGCGTAGGGGCATCTGCAAATCCTATTATAGGTGCAGATGGATCTTTACTTGCGGTTGATGTAGTTTCTGGTGGTTTTGGATATAAATTTCCACCTAAAGTTTCTGCCGAAGATTTGTGTCAGTTTGGAAGTGGTGCGGTATTAAGGTCTTCTTTAGGAGAAACTGCTACTATTTTAGAAACTTATGAAGACGAAGAAGATTTTGAAGAATATGTAATAGAAGAAGAAGAGGGTAATGGTATAGTTGAATGGGGACCTGATGGAGAAATTTTAGGTCAATGGAATGCAGATAGTTATGATTTTAATAATGAAAATGATCCAATTGCAGATGAGATTAAAAAATATCAAAAAGTTCTCATAGAAAAACCTTTTTGGACTACTAGAAAAAATAAACCATCCAAAATAACTTCTTTGGATGAATCTTATAATTCATATGATGTTACTCATCCTTCTTGGAATGAGTTTATGAATAAGTATGCAATTTCTCCAGTACCATCTTCGGATTTTTCTGGAAGTGATTATTCTGGAAGAGTATTTACTTTCGAATGGATAGAAGAATTTCCTTATGATGGTCAATATACTTTTAAGGGACTTTGTGATAACATATCAAAAGTTTATCTTGATGATTCTTTACTTGTAGATAATCTAAATGGTTTTGATTCCCCAGTATCATCTTTTGCTGCAAATATTACAGAAGGTTTTCACGTAATTAGAGTTGATTTATTAAATATTCCTATTCCACAAACATCTACTCCCAATAGTTCTTCAAACAATACTCAAGTATCGAAAATAAATCCAAAATTTATAAAAAAAGGAAAGGATTTTTTTATAGAAGTTGAAGGAACTGGAACAGGTAAAGTAACTATTTTAGTTGATATAAATGATTCTCCTGGAATTGCTGGAGTTGCTGCAAAACAAATCATAATACCGTCAAATGATGGTGATCTAAAATTTACTAGAACAGGATATTCTTCATCTAATATAGAATCTTTTGTTGTTCCTAATGAAAGTATAAAAAAAACTGCTAGATTTACTGGAGGAAAAACTTATGGTCCGATTAAAATTATTGGAGCATCAATAAATGTTCCTGAACCGGAAGTAAAAAATAATAATAAAATTGCATTATATGATGCAGATGGAACAGATCAAAATATTCAAGTGACTATTGCTGATGTTGTTAATGAGCAAAATTCATTAAAGGTAAATGGGATAGAAGTACTCAAAGATACATCAAATGAACCAACATCATATCAAATACCTACAGTAAAGTTTGTTCAGAAAAATAATCAATACTATATTCAAGTATCTGGAAATGGTGAAGTTAAAGCAAAGATTAAAATGGATGTTAATGATAGTCCATACATTGCTGATATTGCTGCATCTGAAATAATTTTACCAACAGATACCGGAAATGTATCTTTTAAAAGGACCAAACTATCTCAAATAGATACTTTTACTTCTTCGTTTGTTTCTTACATAAAAGAGGAAACGATAACAAAAAATGTAAGTTTCACTGGTGGTAGATTATATGGTCCAATACAGATTTTGGGTAGTAGTTCTACTCAAAAAATAAATGGATCAAGAAGATTAGATCTATATGATCTAGATGGAAATGATGCAAATATTAAATTTGAAATTTTTAGTATAAACCCAATTAAATCTAAAGAGACATCAATATCGGTTGGAACTGTAATATCTTCGGCATCTTGGAACACAAATCCAATGGGTATTTCTATGTCCATAGATGCTCCTGATCCTCCAATTCCAGTAGAACCAATACCAAAACAAACTGGAAGATGTCCTTCTAATCCAATATGGTCTACAAGATTTTCTGGAGCAACTTCAAGTTGGTACCCTGTTAAATATGAAGTTCCAAATACCTGGAGCAACTTTATGAACAGGTATGCGGTTTCTCCAGTTCCACCTTCAAGTGACCCTGGAAGTGATCAGTCAGGAATAACTTTTTCTAATACTTGGAACGTTAATATTCCATATGATGGATTTTATGCATTAAAAGGAACTGCTGATAATTCGGGAAAGGTATATGTTGATGGAATTTTAGTAACATCATTAAATGGATTTACTACAAATAATCCTACAATTAATAAAGTCTTTCTTACAGAAGGACCTCATACAATTACCGTTGAGGTTTTAAATTTTCCTCAAGATGTTTTAAATGTAATTGATAAAAAAATATTCAGTACTCAAGATTGGAGATCTCCGACAAAATCTGATTTTGTTGATGTTGTTTTTAGAGTTTATGGTGAGGGTAGAAATAGTAATAAAATGAAATTTTCATTTTCTTCAGAAGATAATTCTAGTACATTTACTATTAATGGTGCATATTCTTCTGGGACTTATAGAAAAGAAACAATTAAAGTAAAAGCAAATACTACTTACAAGGTTGTTGCTACATCTTCTCTTGGTACCGTAGAACAGGGAACTATTTCGAATGGTACGAAAAATAAAGAAGGCGGACTCCAAAATTCAAATCGTATTTTTGGTGACCGTATTGCATCTGATAATGATAATGATGATATGCAAATTACTGTAGAGTCTGGTATATTCATACCTTCCAATAAAAGAAATGCAAAAAATAGTGGTAGAAGTACATATGATCTCACCTTTAGAGTTGATTCTCAAAATTTAACTTCAGTTGAAAATATTGGTGGAGTCAGTTATTCTGGTCCTCCATTATTTGCTCATCAAGATAGATCTTGGAGTAATAATTTTATGAATAATTACTCCGTTTCTCCAAAAGTTTTTACTGATATATCACAACCAGAAAATCCAGTAATAGGAAAATATACTTTAACTTGGAGTAATGTTGATTTTCCAGAAAGCGGTACATATAAAATAAATTTTCAGGCAGATAATGTAGGAATTCTAAAAATAGACGAACAAACAATAGCAACATCTACTGATTTTTCAGGAAATCCTATCCAATATATTGCAAATGTGACTCAAGGAAAGCACACAGTGAGTGTTGAACTTGAAAATGTCCAAAGACCTTTGGATAATAAAAATTCTTTTATATTTAAAAATAATCCAATGGGAACAGCTATACATATAACCAAAGATGTTAGCGTTCTTAATCCAAATGCTGCTTCTTGGGCAAGATCAAATCCAATTGGAGTTTCTGCAGTTCTTATATCTCCTCCTTGCCCCAAAGAAATTGGTGGTAAAGGAGTTGTTAATGAGGTAATAGTTGAAGATCCCGGAAATGGATATCTGCCTCCAGACCCTACGGGGCAGACCTATCCAGTAACTCTTGAATTGGCTGATGTTATTGTAACAAATCCTGGAATTAATTATAGTTGTGGAATTGATGAAATAAAAATAGTCCCAGACAATGGTGCTAAACTATCATATGTTTGTGATTCTTTTGGTAGAATTTCAGATGTTGTTGTGAATGAACCTGGAATAGGTTTTACTTCATATCCAAATATTTTTATGCAGTCTCCTACACAACCCACTGGTGTTAATGCTTCGTTTGTTCCAGTTTTTAGAGTTGTGAGAGATCCTATAGAAGTTCCTGAAGATAGATTGATTCAGGTTACTGATTTGGTGGGTCTTAAACAGACTGGATATGTTGATGGTCGTGCTTACTATGGTGCTGTTTATTATGATAATGGAGTTAGATATGCTGGTTATTATAAGACAACTGGAACTCAAACTATAGTTTATGATACTTTACAAGAAAGTATAACTGCTAATATAATTACTCCTCCAAGTGCTATTGAAGTTTCTGGAACTGATGTTTCATCCAATGATCCAACATTGAACATCCCAAGAACACTAAGAACAACAACGGAATTATGATGGTAAATAGTATTATAATTTATAATTTATAAATGGCGACTCCCCAAAATATAAGAAATACTAGAGTTGGTTCCCCAAGAAGCGATGCTTACGCTTCGGGTTCTTTACCTGAAAATAATAGATCTAAGAAAACATATACAACTATTCGTTATGGAAATGACCACGGATCTGTAAGTTTTGGTCATATCCATAAGCAAGCGGATGTTATTGCAGATGTTTTACTTCAGGCTTCTGACGGAAGACACTCTATAATGATGGATAAAGATGGTCCCCGAAAAGGTGGGACTACTATGTTTGCTCCTGGTGTTTTTCAAATTCAATGTGGAGATGATAAAAGCGGAGATGAAAACTCTTTAGTCCTTACTTCTATTAATGGTGATATAATTATCAGAGCTGAAAATGGTAGAGTTCGTATTGAAGGACTTGATATTGATTTAATCGCAAAAGGACCAGACAATACCAGAGGAAACATTCAAATTAAAGCGGAAGGTGGTAATCTCAATCTTAAAGCAAATAATGTAACAATTGATGGGACTTCTTCATATAAACTAGTAACTACTGGTCAGGCACAAATAACAGCAAATTCCACTATGAAGATATATAGTTCAGTGATTCAAGGTGTGACTGATGCTGTTGCGAATAGAGATTCTAAAGTTGGTGGAAAAGATATTTATAGATCTCAAACTAAAGTAAAATAGGAGAAATAAATGGCTTTTTTACTAGACGATTGTGCTGCTGGAGGACAATTTATTTGTGGAGCAGGAAACCCAGTTGCATTAGGAGTAGGGGATTCTAAAATAAGAGGATCTGCTTATGTTGAAGGTCCTATGCAAGTAGGGAAATCAAGTGATCATAAAGTTCCCCGTGCTACTTTCCTTATAGGAAGACTTAACAATTCGGACGCACCATCTGCATTATACTCTCTTTGGGTTAAATTATATTCTAGATTTCAGAACTTTGTTAGAATTGATATTTTATTGAAATGTAAATTTATTGAAGCAAAAATTGTAAGAACCGAAGTTCTTCAGGCATCAATAAAAAATTTTGTAATTGATCATCCAACCAAAGAAGGTAAAAAACTAGTTCATACCTGTTTAGAGGGACCTGAAAATGGAGTTTATGTTCGCGGTAAATTGGTTGATGAATCTATAATTGAATTACCAGAATATTGGACAAAGTTGGTTGATGAATCTTCAATATCAATTTCTATTACTCCAATAGGTAATTCACAAGATATTTTTGTATCTAACATAGAAAATAATAAAATATTTTTACAAGAAAAAGAGTCTTTACCAATAAGTTGTTTTTATCATATATTTGGTACAAGAAATGATGTCGAAAAATTAGTAACGGAGATTGATGAATAATGGCTTTTACTTTTGAAAAGTATGGTACTTTTACTGGACCAGGAACTCCATTTGAGTATAGAGACAATGATGACTTTGATGTTAGTAGTTATGATGGATCTTCTTTTAATCTGAATGATGTTTCTGTTTGTTTAGTGAATAGATCAGAATCTCCTGCTGATTATATTTACATGCATTTGAATGGATTTCGTACCTCTACTCTTACTTTGGAAAGAAGTTCGGGTAATATCCCTTCATTTTTTGTTAATGCAAATAGATCTACTTTTAGTGGAGAAGTTTTTTCTAATGGTGGTGCTCATCGACTCTCTGCTAAAAAAAATTTTGATATACCGCACCCAAATAAACAAGGATGGAGACTTAGGCATACTTGTATAGAGGGTCCAGAAAATGCTGTATATTATAGGGGCAGACTTACTGGTTCGAATATAATTGAACTTCCAGAATATTGGAGAGGATTTATTGATCCTGAAAGTATTTCAGTGCATTTAACTCAGATAGGTTCTCAGCAGGACCTTATAGTAGAAAAAATTGAATGGGGAACAAGGATTATTATTAAATCTGGTTCAAGTTCTTCTATAGATTGCTACTATATAGTATATGCTAATAGAATTGATGGGGAAAATTTAATCGTAGAGTATGAGGGAAATAGTCCTGCAGATTATCCCGGAAATAATGATGAATATTCTATTGTAGGATGGAATTATGATGTAAGATCTTAACCTTTATTTCAATGACACATACAAATCCTCAATATAATTTTAAATATCCTAGAGCATATTCAATTGATACTACCAGAGAATATGATCCAAATGCAGCAAATATATTCGATGATGATCAATTTTCAACTTCTGTTTCCGTAAGTGGAACACTTGAAAGTTATTCATTAATTATTACTGGAATAGAAACTTCTGGAATTTCTACCGGGCAGTATATAAAAACAATTGATGAAGTAATACAACCAGGAACTTCCGTACTTTCAATTGGTATCGGAAGTGTTTTTATTAATCAGGAATCATTAAATGCCGATTCTGTAACAACTACTTTTGAATTTGGTTCTTATCCACTATATTCTGATCCAGACTCATTTCCTAATTTAAAGACAGATAATTTATTAGTAAATGAAAACTTGTTTTTGCAAGGGCCAATATATGATAAAACTGATTACAGTGGAATGTATGGGGAAATACTTTTAACTGATGGTACGTCAGTATTTTGGAGAGATATTTCTGGGATAGGAACTCCACTACAAACTATAGGTATTTGGGATGAAAATTTATTTAAAGGAATTGTAGCCAATCTCAATTTTCTTGATGGAAATGACCCAAATAATCTAGTAGAAGCTAAAATTGGGATTAGTAGTAAATTTGCGGATATTATTATATCTGATAGGTGGTCTTTAGTTGATGCTCAAGATCCTTCCAGTAATGTTTATCGACAATCTAAAGTAGGTATTAACAATAATGCTCCACTTTATTCTCTTGATCTTAGTGGTGATCTTAGGGTAACTCAAAGTGCAAGATTTACTGGGGATGAACAATCTACTAGTATTACTGATGGTGCTCTTACTGTAGTTGGTGGCGTCGGTATTGGGTTTAATTTAAATGTAGGTGAAAGTCTTAATGTTATTGGAACTGCAGATATTTTAGATGATACTACAATTGATGCTTCTTTGGATGTTACTGGAGATGCTTATATTCAACTTCAACTAGAGGTAGATTCATATGTTGATGTTGGTGATTATTTAATTGTACGTTCTACTCAGTCATCATCTGATAAAGACACTGGTGCTCTTATAGTAGAAGGTGGTGTTGGAATTGAAGAAAATCTTAATATTGGTAACGATGTTACTATAAGTGGAACTACATCATCATCCGATAAAGACACTGGTGCTCTTATAGTAGAAGGTGGAGTTGGAATTGAAGAAAATTTAAACGTTGGACAAGATGTTACTATAAGTGGAACTACATCATCATCCGATAAAGACACTGGTGCTCTTGTAGTTGAAGGTGGTGTTGGAATTGAGGAAAATCTTAATGTAGGAAATGATTTTTACTTATCTGGGGATGCAGAAATTATAGGAACTGTGGATGTTCTTTCTGGAAATTCTTCATCTGATAAAGATTCAGGTGCTGTTGTTATAACTGGGGGACTTGGTGTTGGTGAAAATATAAATGCTGGAGGATATGTTACTGTAGGTAGTTTGATAGATTCTACAAGTAAAGATACTGGTGCTCTTGTAGTTGAAGGTGGTGTTGGTATTGAAAAAAGTTTAAACGTTGGAAATAATGCTTCAATAAATTCTACTTTAAAAGTTGGAGTAGCAGGTACTGTAATCACTACAACCGGAATTGGATCAGTTGGATTTGGAACAACTTCTCCTAGAAGAGACATTGAGTTTAATAATAAAGATGTTTTCTTTAATCAAGGTGCAATATATGATTCAAATGAAAATGTGGGATTTAGGTCAGAAAAATATCAAGTTCCCAGAAATGTTTTAACTGCAGTTGGTGTTGATACTGCAGGAAATATTATACCTGGAAGATTTTATGATGCTGCTAATTTAATTCGGATTAATTTAGATTTCATTGCAAATGAAACTATTGGATTTTTAACAAGTACTGATTATAAAAATCCACCATTTGTAGTTGTTAATTCTTCTGGAATTGCAACAGATATTGTAAATTGTAAAGATGATATTAAAAATATTTTAAAATCAATAACTTATGATATTACTAGAGGTGGAAACTCACAATCTGTAGGTGCTGGATTATCTTACTATAGTGGAAATACCTTATTGCATATAACAGGTAATGATACAAATGGATATTCTGTAAAAGATGCCACCATTGTTGCTATTACCACGGCAGCACAACTTGCAAGATATGTAGTTAATAATGTATCAATACCAAAATCATATCAAAGTATTGGATCAAGTATTCAACAAATCAAGGATTTAAGCCTTCAAGATGATTCTTCTGTTGGAGGAAATGATAATTATGATGGGTGTGCAAATGTTGTTTCTGCGATTACTGTTTGTGCGGGAATTGTAACTACAATTATTGGAAACGGACCATCTGCTGCCCCAAACAAAACCAACCCTGATACTAAAATTGTTTGGTCTCCTGCTGGGGCA